AAAAGGTATTGATTTACTTGGCATCACAACAACCAGAACTGGTGTTGGGTCAACTGGAGTATCGTTGTACTTTACTCAGATTCAATCTGAAAGAGGCACACAACACTCATTTACCACAACAAACAAAGAATATCTTGGAACAGTAAATCGATATGAAGTTTCCGTAGATACGGTATCTGATCATACTTTAAAAACAAATGATAAGGTATCAGTATACTTAGAACCAAAAACTACACTCTCCAAAACTGTAGAGTATGATTCTGTCTCTAGAAAAACAATTGTAACACCTCAGTATTTCAATACGTCAGCTGTTGGTGTTGGCACTTCATTATCTACAATTACGATTTCTAATCATAATTATTCTCCTGGTGAAAAGATTCTCTATACATCATCTAATCCTTTAACACCTCTGGTCTCTAAAGGTGAATACTTTGTAAAAGTAATCGACTCAGATACGTTCAAACTTTGCACTAACTACACAGATGCTGTGAACGAGAGTGGATCTTATATTGGTATTACAAGTTTTGGGTCTGGTGTTCACACGGTTGCTTCTATCAACCCAATCATTACAGCGTATAGGGGTCAAACGGTAGGATTTGCCGTTTCTAATGCTAGTAACACCGATCTCAAACTTGAATTTTATGAAGATGAAGATTATAACAACAGATATGAAGGATTCGGAATCAGCACTGAGGTTACAAGATCTGGAACGCCTGGATCTTCTGGTGCTATTGTCAACCTCAAACTCTCAGAAAACGTACCCACGCCCCTGTACTACAAGTTAGTACCTACTAATCTTGATTCTATCACTGTTGATAAGAGAAATGTCTCTCCCGACTATGAAGTTGTTGGTGGGTCAAAACTTGTCATTCAAAATAGTGTTTATACAGGCACTTTTGGAATCACCACTACAACCAATAAGAGATTCAAATATCTTGTTGGTCAAAAACCAGAAAATTCAACATACACCACATCGGGAATCACCACTTATAGATATGTTTCAATCGCATCGTCTACAGCAATTGGCGGTATTAATGAATTAGACATCACTTTTGGTGGTGTGAACTATATCAGGAATCCTGGTATTAATACGGTAACGACTTCTAAGGGCAATTCATCTCTTCTTAGATTGTACGACTCTTCCGTTGGAAGACCCACAAATGTAGAAGTTAACAAAATCGGATTTGACCTTCCAACCGACAAAACTCTAATTCCAAAGGTTGATTTCCCATCGATTGTAACTGTCAAGAAAAACTTCAAGTTAACTGAAGTTGGAATTATTACGGCTGGTAGAAATTACGTTATTGCACCAGAAGTTATTATTCCAGATAGACCAGACGTAACGCTGAAGGCTGAGATTCAAGGAACATCCGTTCAGAAAGTTTCAATTCTTTCTGATGCAAACGGTTTTGACGACATCCCACCAAGAATTTTCACTATTCGTAATACAAATGGTGTAGGTATCTCTACTGCATCTTCTAATGGAGATACTAATTTCTTAACAATCAATCAACCTACTAACGGATACAAGGCTGACGGTTCAGATTTCCCATTTACGGTTGGTGATAGAATTTTTGTTGAAGGAATTGGACTCAGCACCTCTCTGTCTTCAACTGGTGGATATAATTCATCCGATTACAATTATACATTCTTTACTGTCGCTAGTGTAACACCAACGACTGCACAACTTACATATTCGATCGTTGGACTTGGTACGACTGGTGGAACGTTCAGTGCAGACAGGAGTGCTGGTAGAGTCATCGCTGAGAGAGACTTGCCAACCTTTGGAACTAAATTTGCACCATCTAACTTTACCCCAGGTGAAAAGGTTGGTTACAATAACAATGACTTTGCGTTTGTATTGGAAAACCAGGGTTATGATCCAGTAACCAATACTTTACGTTTAACTAGTGCAACATCTGACATTGAAGTTGGTGACGTAATCAAAGGCACCGTATCAAAGGCAGAAGGAACTGTTGTTAACGTTCAAACTTTTGACAAATATTTTGATCTGAATTATTTCTCCGAAAGACCAAAAGGTTGGCAAAGAGATACTGGTAAGCTTAATGATAGCTTCCAAAAGATCAGAGATAATGATTACTATCAAAACTTTTCCTATTCAATTAAGAGTGAGGTTCAGGAAAAAGAATGGTCAGATGCTGTTGATAGTATTGTTCACCCCGCTGGATATAAAAACTTCTCTGATCTAATTGTTCCATCAAAGTCTGCGGTTGGATTTGCTAGAAGTAACAATCTTCGTGTTGGATTCGGTGCTAGTGATGTTTCGTTGATTGTATCTGCAGACACTGTTGTTAAGTTTGCTACTGATTATGACTTTGATATTGTATCAGAAGAAGTTATACCTGAAACTGGTATTTCTAAGTTTGTCTTATTTAAGAATAAAAAACTCACATCATTTACCAACATTGTAACGAACAAAGTCAGTGTAATTGATGATATTTCGGATCAATTTACAGGCATTGGTACAACTACAAGTGCGGAATATGTTGGATTGACTACATTTAAATTGACATCTGACAACGGTTCAACAGTTCTGTTCAATAAGGTCTTTAATGGGTCAAGTTCTTCCGTTGTTTCTGTTGGTTCATCGCTCCTGACTATTTTAAATCATCAGTTTCAAACTGGTGAACGTGTTAAGTACGATCCAGGTGGATCTTATGGAAATAATAGAATTGGAATTCAAACCACTAGTTCTGTTTTGGGTGGAGTTTCCACTTCATTCTTACCATCTGAAGTTTATGTAATCCGAATTGACAACAATACCTTGCAGTTGGCTGGTTTAGCAACGGCTGTTACTAATGCAGACCCCCTGATCTTTAGATCTGTTGGTTCTGGAACAAGTCATTCATTGGATACTTTGAATCCTAACAATAGAACAATCATTGATATTGATGGTATCATCCAATCTCCACTCTATAAGAAAAACGTTAACATCACTTTGTCTGAAGCTGTGGGTGTTGGTTCTACTACCATCAAAGTTGTTGGTGTCACCAGTATCACTGGCAATTCAATTATTAATATTGATAATGAACTACTCAGAGTTAAGACTGTTGGTTTTGGATCAACCAATGTCATAACTGTAGATCGTGCGATATTGGGCAGTGTTGCAGCTGCACATACGGTTGGAGCTGCCTGTACTCTTAGATCAGGTGATTATTTCATCAGAAAAGATGTTATCTTCTTCTTAGATCCACCATTCGGCAAGACCCCAGGAATCAGCAGTCTGTCTCCTGGCATTACCACTAATAGTACTTTTGGTGGCAGAACATTTACTAGAAAGAATCCAACTACAAACTTTATCTTTGATGATCTCTCGGATAAGTTTACTGGAGTAGGAAAAACCTTTACCCTTCTTCAAGATGGTGCAAATGTCACGGGTATCGTTACCACAATCAGTGGTGATGGTGGTCAAGATGAGGTCGTTAATAATGGTATTGTTTTAATCAACAATATTTTCCAGAGACCTGAGGTTGATTACACGATGGAACAAAGAACCAATCCTGGTATTGGTGCTTCTATATTCTTTACTGGTACAACTCGCAATGATTTGCCCGTTGGTGGTGTTGTTGATAGAGTCAGAGTTGGAATTGGTTCTGGATATCAACCACTGGTTGCAGCCGCAGCTACTGCAATTATCAATGGTGCTGGAGCAATTCAATCTGTTGTTGTAACTGGTGGTGGGTCTGGATATAGATCTGGTCCAATTTCTATTCAAGTTCTTAATCCCCTTGGTGTTGGTTCTACTGCAGTATTGACTGCAACTGTTGGAACTGCTGGTACAATCACAGGAATCACTACAGTCAGTGGTGGATCTGGATATGCATCTACAGATGCACCAACAATCATTGTTGGTGTCCCAACTGGTTATTCTAATATGAGTTTCACTGGTGGCCAAGGAACAGGATTTAAGGCGTCTGTTATTGTTGGTATGGGTGGAAGTGTCATTGATTTTAATATTACTGACAGAGGTACAGGATACGCCAATGGCGATGTACTTACAGTCGCAGGAATTCCTACGGACTCTACAGTTGGGTCTGCATTTAGTACATTTAATCTGACTGTTGATTCTGTTATTTCCAACAAGTTTGCTGGATTCAGCTTCGGTCAACTTTTACCACTTTATGACTTCTCAAGTGAGTTTGATGGAGGTAAGAAAAAGTTCCAACTGAGACAAATCATTACTCAACAGACAATCAATATTGATTCTAATGAAGCTGGTGTTGAACCACAAAATAATCTTCTTGTATTCTTGAATGATGTAATTCAAAGACCAGGCGAAAACTATTCTTTCGATGGTGGTACTCAAATTGAATTTGCCGAAGCACCAGTTGCAGGATCAAAACTTCAAATCCTGTTCTACAGAGGTTCCAATAACGATGTAAGTTCTCAATCACCTTTCTTGACACTCAAAGCTGGTGATACTGTCCAACTTGAGAGAAATCTTGATTATCCTCAACAAGACCAGAGAAGAGTCATCACAGTCATCTCTGTAGATAGAGTTGAAACTAATCTTTATGCAGGGGTTGGTGTTAATACAAACGTCAACTTCACAAGAATGGCTTCAATTGAAAGACAAACAAGTGATTTAATCTTTGATGGTCAACCACTGTCCAAAGCCAGAGAAAATCTGAAGTCAAAGATCCAACCAACCGCAAGAATTATTCGTAACGTTGGTGTAAGTTCTGATGAGATTTTTGTTGATCAAGCATTCCCATTCTTTAGTGCTTATGATAATAGAACCTCCAAGAATACAGTTCCATCTCCAGGAATTGAACTTGTAAGAGAAAACAACATTAGTAAAGCTGATGCAACAGTATCGGTTTCCGCTGGGGGAACCATCACTTCAGTTGTTATTACTAATGGTGGTGATGGTTATATTGATCCTCCAACGATTACTTTTGGATCGACTATTGCCCAAACTCAGTTGATTGGTAAATCTTGGACACAAAGTACGTCGAACACAAATATTGAGTTCCAAGATGTAAATTACACAGACTTTGGAATGTTTGTTGCTGTTGGATCAACCTCTGGTATCAACACTTCCTCTGATGGCACCACTTGGAATAATAGTGTGGTAAGTGGATTCGGTACATTCTTTGGAGTCGTTGGATTAACCACTAATGTAATTGCAGTTGGTCTTGGTGGAACGATTGCAATAAGCACAAATCGTGGTGGCACGTATTCTGCGTCTAGAATTTATACCAAGTCACTTCTTGGATTTGTTAACGTCTTTACAGACACTGTAATCACTCAAGATCTGAATGATGTGGTAGATGGTCTGAATAAAGTCGTTGCAGTTGGTGCAGCTGGAACGATTCTCTACAGTGATAATGGTCCAGTAGGATATGGAACTGCTTTCATTATTTCAGGTAAGTATTCTTCCGAAAATCTTCGTGGTGTTGGTCACAATGGTGGCACATTTATTGCTGTTGGTGACAATGGTGAAATTTTAAGATCGAATGGTGGTGAAACTTGGTCAGGAGTTACTACTTCTTCGGTTGTCACAAGACTTAATGATGTGTATTGGGGCAATGATACCTGGGTCGCAGTTGGTGCAGCCGGAACGATCATTACATCATCTGATGATGGTGTAACTTGGAGTGTTGTTTCTTCTGGCTCTACTTTCAACCTTAACTCTCTCTATTATCAGGATAATGTTTGGGTTGCAGTTGGTCAAACTGGTAATGTCTTGGTTTCCAAAAATGCATCTTCTTGGTATAAGAGATCTGTTGGTATTTCTACAGATTTCAACGGACTCGCATTTGGAGATAATAAGTTACTTGCAGTAGGACTGACTTCTACGATTGCTTATAGTGAGTTTGAAACAGTATCTGCAGCAGCTACAGCAACTGTGTCTGCTGGAGGAACCGTCTCTGCAATCACAATTTCTGATGGTGGATTCGGATATGATCCGAATACTTCAATTGAAGTTTTGATTTCCACAGAACCAGTTACCAAAGAAAGAATTACAAGTGTTGAATGTGAGGGTGATTATGGAATTGTGGTCGGTGTTGGAACCAGTGCAACTGGAATCAATACCACAGGACCTATGTTGAAGTTTGAACTTGATGCAGATTCTTTCCTGAATCAAGCTGGTTTTGGTAATATTACTAAGAGTGGAATTACAGCTGGTAAGTATTTTGTTCTCTACAATAGTGTTGTTGGTAGAGCTGTTACTTCTGTGTTCCCTGGTGGAGCTGCGATTGGAGTGGGAACCACATTCCTCGATAACATTTATAGAGCAGATCAGGTGGTAACATCCAGTTCTGGTATTGTTACTGTTTATTCCAACGTTCAGTCGATTGCTGGAATAGGAAGCACCAGTCTCACAAAGATTGCAAACTACAGTTGGGGTAGATTCTATAACTTCTCAAGAGATCCAGTTAATCCTAAATCGTTTACAATTAATAATCAAAATGGATATTCTGGAATTTCTACCGCACCTCTGGTGGTTCGTGTAACTCCATTGTCTTCAACTTACAGTAACTTCACAGAGACATCATAAATAAAACAAAAAGTCTAAAAAATGCCTGCGATTATCTCAGATCAGTTTAGAATATTAAATGCTGCGAATTTCGTTGCTGGGGTAGGTAGCACAACTCAGTCTTACTACACCTTCTTGGGATTACCCAACAGTGGTGATGTTGGACTTGGTTATGGTACTACTGATTGGAATACAAATACTCCTGCCGCTAAAGACGGATTCAGAGAGTATAATGATGATTACGATACGATGATCGCCTTGAAAAAACTCACCACTGGTGATGTAAAAAGGATGGTGAGAAAGTACACCTGGACTTCAGGTACGGTGTACGAAATGTATAAGAACAACTATAGTCGTTCTAATTTAAGTCCACAGACATCATCTACAAACTTGTATGATGCAAGGTATTATGTAGTTAATAGTCAATTCAAAGTTTATATTTGTATCAACAATGGTCAAAACCCAGAGAACCCCCTGGGTAAACAATCACTGGATGAACCAACATTCACTGACCTTGAACCAAGAACGGCCGGATCAAGTGGTGACGGATATGTTTGGAAATATCTTTACACAATTTCCCCATCAGATATTGTAAAATTCGATTCAATTGATTATATCCCTGTTCCTAGTGACTGGGGAATCGGTGATACTTCAGATGTTAAAAATAATGCAGTTGATGGAAAAATTGAAACTGCATTGATTGTTAATGCTGGCGGTGGTTATCAACCAATCTCCACAACCTTTAACAATATTCCTATTCTTGGCGATGGTACTGGTGGTAAAGCAAGTGTAACCGTTGATTCACAGGGTAAGGTTTCTTCTGTTTCTATTACCAATGGTGGTAATGGATATACGAGAGGATCTATTCAATTCTTCCCAGGTGCACCTGGGTCAGAAACTGGCGGTCCAATCTCAGGTTTATCAGCCGTTGGAGTTGGTACAACCTCTGTAGCTGAATTTGAGGTTATTACACCTCCACCAGGCGGTCACGGATTTGATGTTTACAAAGAACTTGGTGCATACAGAGTTCTTTTATATTCTCGTTATGAAAATGATGCAACCAACCCAGATTTCATCACTGGTAATGATTTTGCACGAGTTGGTGTAGTAAAAAATCCAACTACACCAGCTGGAGATTTGTTAACACAATCTCGTGCAAGTGCTTTAACTGCATTAAAACTCAAGTCATTAACTGGTGGTAATGTTGCAGATACGACTTATACGGTCGATACTCCAGTGTATCAAACAATTGGTGTTGGATCAACTGCGGTTGGATATGTTGCAAACTGGGATAGTTCAACTGGTGTCCTTAAACTTTACAATCCAGTTGGATTGGGTTCAACCACTTACGGTTTTAGATTAGTTGACTTTGCATCACAGATTGGTGCCGGCGGTAGTTATATAATTCAAGGTCAATCTTCAGGATCTGCATTGGGCATTGAAACTAGTTTTGGCAGTTCTGCAAGTCCTGGAACGGCAACTACAGTTGGAAATGCACTTGTTCAACTTGGACAAAGTTTTGTTGAAGGAATCGCACCACCAGAAATCAAAAAATATTCTGGTGAGATCTTATACATAGATAACAGGGCAGCGATCCAACGTAGTGCTACCCAGAAGGAAGACATCAAAATCGTTTTAGAGTTCTAAGAAAATGCCCCAAGAGACGAATCTCAACGTTGCTCCTTATTTTGATGATTTCAATGAGGACAAGAACTTTAATAGAGTTCTGTTCAAACCAGCTAGTCCAGTTCAGGCAAGAGAGTTAACTCAACTCCAGACGATTCTTCAAAATCAAATTGAGAGGTTTGGTCAACACTTCTTTAAAGAAGGTGCGATGGTCATTCCTGGCCAAATCGCCTATGATCCTCTCTATTATGCTGTAGAGATCAACGATACGTTTCTTGGTATCCCTGTTTCAGAATACCTTGATAAACTTGTAGGAACAGTTATCAAGGGTGACACTTCTGGTGTAGAAGCCACAGTTGTAAATTACGTCTTATCAAAGGACTCTGACAGAGGTAACAACACTCTGTATGTAAAGTATTCAAAGTCTGGTAATGACTTTGCTACTGAAGTATTCCAAGATGGGGAAAACTTAATCACTACTAGTGATGTAGAGTACGGTATTTCCAGAATTACCGCAAATAACCCATTTGCTACTTGTATACCTTCAAACGCAACTTCAATTGGTTGTGCAGCGGCTGTTCAAGAAGGTGTATTTTTCATTCGTGGATTTTTTGTTAAGGTACAATCCCAGACAATTATTCTGGATCAGTACAATGCAAAACCAAATGCAAGAGTTGGTTTATTCATCAGTGAGAATATTGTAACATCATCAGACGATTCAAGTCTATATGATAACGCAGCTGGATTCTCTAACTTT